AATAAATAGGGAGTGAAAAAGTACCGCCATAAGGCCGGATTGTATCTGCCCTACTGCCGGGGTTAAGGTATTCCGGGAAATTGCCCCTGTTGCTTTCCTCAATCAAATACCTTTTCATTCTTTCAGCATAAAATTCAGCCCTGCGTTTGTACCTGTCCGAAATGCTTACAAGGTCGGTTAGGCTTGTAGTTTCTAAATCCTGACCACCTGATTTTAATACCCCTTTATTGAAAACTTGAAATGATACCGTTGTGGGTAGTTCCATCATTGTGTAATTAATCAGGGTATCAATAATGTAATCATTTAACAGGGTAAGGTAATAACCGCTTACCGTGTTGGCTGCAATATCGGTTTGAAGTTTGGAATACAAAGCCGTCCCTAACAAAGGCTGTATATACATATCCTGCGCCGTCTTAATTTCCGGGTATAATAGTTTAGGGTCGATATTCCCGTGAACTGTTGTGCGTTCAATTAAGATGGTATCTGATATGAAAAGTATGTTTAAGCTCATTTTATTGCGGAATTATTATGATGTCAAAGCCTGCAATTACAACAAGGTTATTTGCGCTTACCTGAGTAAGCCTAACCGATATATCAGTCATGCCTTGAAGTATTAACCCGCCATAGGGTTGTTCCTCAAAATTATCGGTATTGCTGCAACTGAATGGCCTTCTTAATCGCGGCCCCTTGTTAGGCTCCCTTACCCATAATGCACCCTGTATACTTCCGGCAGTGTTTGCGTAAATGTAGGCAAAGGTTCTTTTTACAATCCCGATTGCATTGTATGGAACCGTATAAGCTGCAACGTAGGTTTGTGATGTTCCAATCGGCATTGTGCAAAAAATATTTGCCGTTGTGGTAGCGTGCCGGATCGTAACCGTACCAACATTGAAGGCCGTTGAAGTGGTAGCCTCAAACCTTGCCGAATGCATACGGTAGGCCGTTATGCCGGTCAATGTGCTTAACGCGGTAGTTAGAACAGATCCGCTTTGCCATACCGTACTTGTTGCCGTTGCTAAGTATTGAAATACAACTGTACCGCCTATATCGCTTGCGCTGCTTAGCACTATCTCAAGTTGTTCAGGTGAACCCGTTGGAAAGCCTGTGTAAGTGCTGCCACCGTTCCAAACATCTTCGGGAATGGTGCCGGTATCCGTGTCAGGGTTTCGCCCAAATTTATTTGTAATTTCATACGAATCAACCAACCCGCGTGCAACCGCATCCTCCAAATTAAGGATAGGCAATTGTGATGCATAGCTTACATCCGTTGCCGTTCCTTCGTCACCAAATTGCAGCTTTACCCGTTGGTGTTTAATTCCTTCAATATTATCTGCTGAAATAATATCCCCAACTGTTCCAATATTTGACCGTGTATTATCTGCCATTACGATTTCTTTAAAAGTATTTCAGCCCTGAAATAATGCCTGCACTGAATTTCTATTTTATCCGTCCCTTTGATTCGCCAAAAACCGCCCGACTTTTCAAAAACAGAATACCCCAATTGAGCGCTAAGGTTTTCAATATCCTGCCTGCTGTACACCCTGCCGGAATCGCTTAACTTCATCATTTCAACACAAAAAGGACGGCTTGTTTTAATGATTGCAGGCCCCGGCGCTATTGGCCGCTTTTGGTATGAGTATCGAAGGATTACATCGGTAACCTTTGCCGGTGGTAATTTTTTCAGAATGTCATCAGCCCCCGGCAATATTTCCCTTATTATGCTTTTATCCTCATTAGTTAGCTGCTTTATTGCGCCACCCTTAACCATTTCAGCAATATTCCGCGCCACCCATTCACGGCTTTTACCTAATACTTCTGCAATCGTTTTAGGGCTTATTAGCGGGTCTTTCTTAATCATGTTAAGTATATCTGCCTTAGTTGCCGCCGCAATGCCAGAAAAGGTCTGTTTAGTGCCTTCAATGGCAAAGCTGTCTATTAGTTCGTAACCTTTGCGAAGGTGTCCGCAATGGCTAAACATTTCAGCCGTTTGATATTCGCCAATGTTACACATCTTCACCCCCTGTTAAAAAAGTTTGTGCATCTTCATCACTTAACCCGTAACCGGATTTCAGCATTAACAAAG